CTCTCATTATCGTAAATTCTTATCCGTTGTTTAGGACTATTGCGTGGATTTGACCTCTTCCCCACATAACAATCGAATCGCTTCCTTGAGAATCAGCATCCATCTTCAGTTTAAGTGTTCCAGTGGCAGTGACCTTAGCTATCCCAAAAATGGAAAAATAAAAACCCTTATTTGCCGGGACTTCATAATACCTATTCAAAATTCTACTGTCAGTATGATAAAATCGAATAATAGCAGTATCCCCCGGAACCTTACCAATGGCAATCGTGATATCACCTGCTGTCCCACCCTTCGTTACGAATACAGCCGCACTTACAAGTATTCTATCCCCAATCATAACAGTCCCAAGACTAACTGTTGTGATTGTTGTAACTGTAGGTAGTATCGTGACATTATTTGCATTCTGGGAACTCACCTCTGTCCTCTGCATTCTCGCCAGTGGCACCGTTCCGGAGATCATTGTATCCGTACTGTCAAAAACGGGGCCGTTAAGATTTTTGGTGAGACGTATCAAAGGAACATCTCCCGAAGCGACACGCCCTAACATTTCGATATTCTCATCGATCACAAGCGTTCCGGAGGCCGTGACGGTGATTTGGTTCGAGACAGGCGTCGTCGAAGCGGATCCTTGCAGCCCGGCCGTTGAGAGATTAATCCCGGCAGAATGCGTTCCGTCAAGCCCGTGCTCAGTGTCAAAACGTTTTACAACGGTCGTTTTTGTTCCGGCAGGATTAACGCCTAATTCATTCTCTATGGCAACGATGGCCGAGGCCAAATCGTTAACCACTTCAGCCCTGGCCTTTGTTTTTCCGGGATTAACATCATTGACTTCACGCGATGAATCCGTATCCAACGCCCCCGGATAGCTTGAGCCGTCTCCACTTCCTAGTTCACCCATGTCTTACTCCCTGGCGATACTCCCGACAAACGGCTTTATGCTTCTAATCTGTCCCTTGCACATCACCCTATAAAGCTTAAACTGTTCCGTCGTTGAAGAAAATTGGAACACGATAGAAAGATACCGAATAATCAACTTGTTTCCAGGCACGATTTCCTGACGGACAGGGACTCCCGCAGCCGTCCAGAAAAAATCGTCCCAGGTCTTCTCTCCCCAAAAGACAGAGTCGCTGATTAGCGCAATCTGCTCTCCGGAAGATTGAGTCCCCGTCGTATCAAAAAAGGAAACATTGAGCGTTCCATCGACAGAAGCCATTTCGATGTCAATCGTATTCACTATTTTAGTGTGCTTCTTCCTTTGATGAGCACTGAAATTGGTTTGATAAAGGTAATCTATTGCATTCCCGTTATCTGAATTTCCACTATCAAGTTGGTAAATCAGACTTCCTGTTACTGCATTTCCTTCACCACCGAACAGCTTCCCGTTGTCTCCAGGACCGTTTTGAACAATCGCATGAGCAATACTCTGGCCTTTCATAGGACCATACCACGGACCCCAGAATCCATCCCGTCCTATCTTGAACCTGGAAATATCCAGCCAATACTGAAGACTGTTATGCGTTCCCCCTGTGGCAGGGAAAAATAGCTTATAAAACCCGTCATGATACACCGCGAACGGTTTACCCATCTGTCCCGTGGGAATTTGCTCTATCCCCTCCAAATCGACTCTGTTTGACCGAATAAGACTTCCAACGATCACGATCTGCATGCTCATCGTAATAAGATAAACCTGCTTATCCGTGCCCAGGAAAAATGTCCCGACAGGAGTGGACTTCATGGTTTGCCATGCCTCGCAGCCAATGTTCTCGGAAACAATATCAAGCCTTACATCCAAAGACGCCGGGGTCAGATCATTCGCCGTTAGCATCCATATTGACGTTCCTTTGGCGATAAGGATCTTGTAGGCAAATCCTACATCCGTAATCAAACCATGATAGGCAAGACCATAGATAATGCTAGGCCCCGGGACCTTCATGGCGTTTTGGACAGATTCAACGGCGGTGTCGTCAAACGCCTTGGACACTTGAATAAAGGTGGGATTGGTTCCGTCAATCCATGCCAAACGATCTAGAATAGCGATAAATTGTTTTGTCGTCGAAGGGAATATACTCAAATTTGTTTTTGTGGCCCCGTCCCATTTAAACGGCGTTTCATTCCCATTGGAAACATAAACGGCATCTTTCGGACCCCAGGTGTGCATGGTAAGCTCAGCACCGTCCGTAAGGCCTGTTGCCACATCGTCATAAGCCGAAATATCGTCATATTTCTTTAACGTTGTTCCGGATGCCACTAAAAGTTGCTTGGAACTTTCTGAAAAGTAGAATCGGTGGAGTGCGGAAACGGATTTTCCAGCATCCACTTCCGTAGCACTGAGCTTCGTCATGCCAAGCCTTGAGATTATTCCGTCTCGGAAATAACAATTATTCATTTTAGGAGAGCGTAAGGAAGAGAGGTTTATTAAATCGTGGTGAAGATCAACCCCGTCTTCTGCCAGATGATATTCATGTTCATATCCGTTACGAGTGCCCATTTTTCTTAGCCACGATAAAACCGTTTGCGTGAGGTTCACACGACCAATTATCCTTAATCCCCGGAACCCTCGTAACGGAAGACAGGATGTTCCATTTATGAGATTTTAATAAGTTATTCCACCACGCCAAGGGCTGTCTATGGATGTGAGTTGTATCCAATTCATAAGACGGCACATAATATTTAACCCCATCTCCAAGAGGGACTATGATAAAGAATACTTTAATTTGTATTTTTGTCAATAAAAGGCAAAGGCCCTTCATATTAATATGCTCAAAAACGTCCTTCGCGATAGCAAAATGGAAGCAGCCTTTAGGCAGTTCTTTGCTTAAATAATGTTTTATCTCTGGATCAGCTTCTTTCAGGGCATAATCACTGATATCAAAGCCATAGGCCTCCCTTCCCATCCACCTTAAAGCCTTCACTAAAAACCCTTTTGCGCATCCTATATCCAAGACCTTGTCCCCGCGTTTTATCCCAAGATAATCAATCATCGTTGCGGCCATGGGAATGGTCAGTTCCGGAATCCATCTATAATTTGAATACAAACTTGTTCTTGTCTCTATGCCCCTTTCGAAGTAGTTATATTGATATGCATTCTTACGGCTCATTTATACCTTCTCGTCCCGAGACTGAAATTCAGGTGCCGCCTTCCAGTAAGCCTCGCCACCGGCCGTTCCGAGCATATTCTCAAGTGTATAGCTGTCTTTATGCTCCTGATCCTGCTTCCAAAGCCGGTCACACAAATCTTTAATGTCTTTTAAGCGTTCAGGGGTCTTCAAATACCCGAAATGACGAATAACGGGATTCTCAAGGGAGCGATGTTCCTTTCTGACGCCCCGGATCTGCTCATGGACCTTCCTCACCCAATGGATGTTGTCATGCACCCTGACGAAGCGGGGCTGCCAATCCGCGTATACGGTCAGATCAGGATTCTCGCAGATAGACCGGTCCCAGGTTCGGTAATGCTGTCGTGGAAGCAGGATAACATCCGTATCCGTATCCTGAAAACTCTCGGCCAGGATGGGAATCTTAGCAACATCAACGGCGTCCATAAATTCATCTCCGTCCAGGAAGATAGCCCAATCGGATTTACAGAGATGGAGAGACAGAGATCTCATATCGCCATATCCGGGGCAGAGTCCGATATTGTAAACCCTTGCGCCGAGTTTTCTTGCCAATTCTCTTGTTCCATCTGTCGAATCGCAGTCCACAACGACTATTTCGTCTACAACAGATTCCAGACAGTTAAAAACAGTGCGTAGATTTTCAACCTCGTTTTTGGTGTTTATCGCTAAGGAAACACGGATCATGATAGGTGTGCTTCCTTCTGTTTTCGGCTTGGCTTTTTAAGCAGTTCTGTTAATTTTATGTTGATATCCTTGGCTTCCTTCGGCTTTTCATCGAACAAATCCGGGAATAATTGCTTGATCGCTGCTCGAACGATATCGGGTCCGTGGCGGGGGCCACATGGTCTCGAACAATCTTTATAATTACCGTAACAGGGGCCCAGAATCGGACAGACCTTGGAGTAAACCGGCTCAAGGAACCTCGTGGGCCCATTTGAAATGGCCCCGGTGACCCGCGCCGCGCCACAGCCAAACGTGACCACCATGGGAATATCAAATACTCCTGCAACATGCATTGGGAAACTATCAACACCCACAAACAATTTAGCCTTTTTAATCACATAGGCACTTTGCCGGTAGGTATATCGACCCCGGTGATCAAGGAACTTGAAATCTCCGTTTCCGAGAATCTGGTCCTTCTCAGCCCCAATCTGAATAATTGGCAACGTGCAATGGGTCAGGGCGAGATGAAAATTATAATAGTCCCTGTACTTATGCCCTGCCGAGGAATGAACCACAATGTATTCTGCCGGTAGATCCGGAACCGGATCAACAACAATCTGGGGCCGGCTGAATGGAACGCCAAGAATTTCCGAGTATATCTTCGCCAAGGGCGTGTCACCGCTTCCCCAGTTGCCCGGCCAAATCTTAAATTCATGGGGCATGTAGTAAAACGCGTAATCATGGATCAGGGACGGTCTCCATGGAACAATTTCTTCCACCAAGCCCTCCGGTATGTTCCTAAACGTATGATTTGTCATGTAATAAAGAGGAAGCCCTTGATGCCTCTTCTTGAGACCGGCAAAGACGGAACTGCTCATCAACACATCGCCGGCACTCCCACGCTGAACATAAAGAATCGCCTTCTTTGCAGGCACAGACTGGGTGAGTTCCTTGATAATCGGCATCCAGTGTTTTTGGAACACATCATCGGCATCAAACGCTTTTACGGCTTTCTTGGATTGCTCCATCGTCGTCGATCTGAAGGAAGGCTTGTCCCTGTTTTCGTAAACCGCCATGATCCTATTCACCAAATGATCTTCATCCGTTTTATACACCTTGACCTGTGCGACCTTGGTGTCTTTAACCGGGTAAGACCGCACCGGGGAAAGACCGGCAACTTCACAGATGTTGGAGAATCCGGTATGACCAGGGATAAGGACTGGGCGACCACAGAAAAGCGCCTCGACCGGAGTCACACCAAAACCCTCAGATAAAGAAGTCGACACGATCAGGTCAACACAGTTATAAATACGCCTTAAAAGATCATCAGGGTATCCGTAATGGGGGGTGAGATTCATTGGGAAGCAGACATCGTTTTTGAAACTGTTTCCCACCGAAAGATCCTCTATCTCGCATTGCTGAATAAGGTTAATCGATCCGCCTTCTGGAAGATAGTCGTCTATGGCCATGGTATGGAGATAGAGTTTCGCATTTTTAATCTCTTTTTTAATTCGGCGGAAGGCTGAAATAGTGGCACCCATATCTTTTCGGTTCGTATTTCGGTTGACGTTGCAAATCACAAAATGATCAGAGCTGATGCCAAGAGATAAGCGGTCCATTGCCCTTTGATCCTCCGAAGACCAATGGAAAACCTTTGAGTCCACCGTGTCCGGGATGTATCTCAGATGACCTACATCCTTTTTGATAATATCGTATCCTGCTCCATTCTCAAACGATAGACCCCACTTGCTGTGACAAATCGGATAATCCGTTAGAGAGAGAATTTCAAGATCTTCATCGTTTAATTTATATTCACAGGAGTAATAGCCGATGGTTTTGAACTTGCGTTGGAATTGAACCACCTGAAGCCATCGTGGGAACCAGCCACGGAACGACCAGATATCGCCCATGACAAAAAGAACGTCGGGGATGAGTTTATTAAAGACTTTCCTTAAAAGGTCTTTGCCTTCCGGATCCAGCGGATCTATGTTGGCCCGATAGACTTTGAAGGGAACTCTATCATCGTCAAAAGGACGCAATGGGGATTCGTCAATCTTGTTTATGCCGATGACGGCAATTTTGAAGCCTTGTTCATGAAAACGGGTGAGGATGTTTTTAGCCTGACGCGAGAAACCAGTAGCACCACCGGGATCATCCGTATAACAAAGCATCTTCATAAGATTTTTTTCGTCTCCTTCTGAATTTTAAAATATTATGGATATATATCAGAAGATAATAGATCTGTCAATAAACAAATATATTTTTTCAGGAAGGATTAAAAACTGTGGGGTTCTACGCGGCCACTACGTTGTGATTGTGTCGTCACACGACTTATCATGTCGCGATAAACAACAAATTCTAAATCAGCTCTGGTGTCATCTTCATTTTGGAGTGTTTTGAAATAGACGCCTTCTACAAAAAGGGATTGCCAATCCATGAGCATTTTCTGATGCGTTACGTTTGTATCGGCAACATCAATTTTAAGGATATTGGCCCAGTACTGAACCCAAAGCACATAAGTCTTATCCGGAACCTTCTGGATGTAAAGTTGGTCGTTCCAGATCATTGCGGAGGAGGGCCGGTCCAGTGTTGTACGGTCGGTAATCTTTGCGAATGTCGTGGGGTCGATGATAAAGAGGGAAACGTAATCACTAACGAGAAGATAGTCCGTATCACTTTCCGGAATAATGGACCAGGCTGAATCAACCTCAGCCACCTTTGTCGTGATATTAAAACCCGTAATTTGTCGCTTTTGACCCGAACCGGTCCCGCCGATAAGGACAATTTCTTTGCCGATCCTGCCGGAGGCTTCGGATGAATCTGTTAAAACGAGGGTGATGGAGGTGGATGTTCCGGCCTGTGCGGTTTCTCTTACATCCCCATCAAGTATGGAGAAAGACTTTTCGGATTCAAAGTCGGAGGGCAAATTGTATCTATGGGTGCCTTCGGTAAGAAGGATGAGGTCGTCTGATTCAAGGAGTTCGTGACTGCCGCCTTCGTCGTTCCAGAGATCGTTCTTTATCTCTGGAAGCCATCGATCAAGTGCCCTTGCCTGCTCTCCCGAAGAAGCTGCTCTTCCCAGAGCCTTTTTCATCCCCTCCTGAATCAGATTTAGGCCACTTGGCGCGATCAACAGGGTCATATTTTACCTTCCCGAGCTGTTCGGAACAAACAAAGACATGATTGGATTCATGAGAGTGCCTAAGAACTTCCAGTTCAGAGTCGCTGACATGCGTTTTCTTTTCTCTGAGAATGGTCTTGGAATACTTACCCAAAAAAATCCTTACCGGGCCGCTGCGGTCCACACGTTCCTTGATAATTATTTCAGGCATTCATCCCTCCATATCTTCTACCACGACGTTGAATCGCCTATTTTCAATCTCTCCCGGCTCTTTTCCAGGGAGATAAGTGCCACTTGCCGGATCGATCTGACAGATGACTTTTTCGCCTCTTGCCGCCGGAACAATCGTGGACTTGCCTGCCTGTGCATTCAGGACAACTTCGGCGATTTCTTGCGGCACAGTCGCGGTCACATCTCTTGGAAGAGAATACTGATGACCATTCAGGTTGATGTCCAGAGGTCTCATCCCGTTCGGTTCGTTTGGATCGGAGGGAACGCGAAGCGTGACCAGTCCCGTTGTCTCAACGGATTTCTGTTCCTCGGAATCATGAAGGTTGCTCATGACATGATCTATAAGCGGATCGGGCCTTTCCTTGGACGGCCTTTTTATGGTACCCTTGAATATAAGCCGACCTTGAATCATTTCATATCTCTGTACAGTCGCCATATTACTTGGGATCGTGTCCGCGAATGGCGGTCCAGAAAACTTCATCCCCGACAGCGCCTTTGAATTGAGTGTCCGGCCCGATAGAGAAGCCGATGTTTGTTCCATCGTCCACAAGTTGAATCCCACTGGACGTCAGATAGCTTGGATTCGCATTCCCGGACACCCTGACCATGGAATCGTCAGGCATTCCGGCATTCCACCAGGCTCTTGCAACGGCCTGTCTATTGACGGCCTCCACCTGAACCGGTTTAAATCCGAGATTAACCGTAATCCGGTTGTTGCTTGTTAAAAGCGCCCCTGATGCCAGAACATCCTGAGATGCACTCATATTATTTCTCCTTCAAATGAATTTTCATAATGTAACAAGGTTCTCTGGATCTTCATCCCCGCCATTTCTTTTATAAACGTTGTGATGAACTCGGATGTTTTTCCAAAGCGCCATGGAGTAAAACTCAGGAGCCGTTGAATTTTCGAAGGTGTCAAACCGGTATTTGCATTTGAGGGAACAAAATTCCCCGCCACCCTCAGAAATTCGATGTGGTTTAACCCAGAATTCATCACCACATTCTTGACCTTCTCGAAGTTCTTTTGTCCACGTTGGCCAATCCGGTGTTTTTGATCTTTCGACACGGCATTTCCACGAACAACAAATATCAACCAAAGTTCTTTTAACTTCAAAAGGCTCTCCGCAATAGGCACAAATTCTTGTTTCCCTTTTTCGCCTTGACCTATGCCCACAATACGTAGAACACCTGAGAATTGCTCCGACAAATACCGCCATGATAACGCCCTCTAATCAAGAGAACATTATACACAACATTGGTTTTCCTACACGGTTGCAGAACTTTCAAGCCTATGCATGAAATTATCATTTAAAATTACCGTGGTCGTCTTAGCCTTCCAGCCGGTTGTCCCCACCTGGTCCAGAGGATCAGAAGTTCCACCAGTTCCACGCGCCTTTAGATGTGTGGTCAGAGAGGCTCCGCGAAGTGGGACGATTCCAAAAGCATTCTGGGCGAATATCAGGGTCGCATAAACATCTGCGATACCGGCCGTATTAACAAGCGTCGTACTTGCCTGTCCCGCGCCATCGAATTTCTTGGCATTTGAATTCAAAAGAAATCTCACGCGAAGCGCAGGAACGGCCCCGATTTCTGATTCATGAATCATGCTAAGTTTTCCATAGTCCTCGATGCCTTTGTATCCGGTCAACTGCCGAACATCAAGAGCAACATCGGGATGGATGATCGCAACGAATGACATTGGAATCGCGGCGGACCCGACCTTCGGAGAACCAGCCAGAATAGTAGTGATCTTCTTCGCATTATTACGCTCGAACGTCCTCAAAATGGTCCGAAGCGTCGCAAGCGGAAAGGTCGTATTCACATTGGATCTTGCAGACCCGTTTGAATAACTGACACCGGTTCCAAGAACAAGCGTATCCCGTCTGAGGATGTCCATCGATTCCCCAGCCTGTTCTCCCAAAAGCTCGTTAAATTCCGTCAAAACAGGGTCGGGATTGGTGAGATCCACATCGTCCGTATATTCGATGAAGGCACCATAGGTCTTCACGGTTGCGGTAACATCCGTTTTTGTCGGATCAGTCGAGGAGGGCGGCACACCTTCCGTTAGAGGTGTAATCGCAGTTCCAAGCGTCTCATATCTCCGGAATTTAGCCACCAGGGAATTCTTCTGCGGCAGCGGCCTTATTTGCGCGAACAGGTCATGGTTCATAGCCGGCAACGCCCGTTCCAGAAGCACACGATTATAAAATTCGGTTTGGGCCGAGTCAATTTCTACCGTAGATGTCAACATAAACGCATCCTCCTATTCCAATTTATTGAAACGTCTTTAGCTTGATTTTTTGAACCTCATTTTCAAAATCGTCTTTAGGCATATCTATGAACGAAGGCGCTGTTTTCTCGGCGATGATACCTGATCCCGGCGTATGCGCATCTGCATCCTGTAAGGCCGTCACCACCTTCTTCCTTGCCTTGACATCAGCCTTGTTTCCTGCGGTACGGAATTTCGCCAGTTCAATTACATCGGAAAGAACTTCATTTGAATTCCGGTTTTTACCCATAATCTTGGCAACTTCTTTCCCAATCGGAGTATTAGGATCAAAATCCGCTTTGTTCTGATCCATAAAACCCTGCGTTTGGAGTTCTGAACTCATCTCTGATTTGATCGCATTCCTGTCTCTTGTACGGAGTTCTGAAAAAGCGGCCTGAACATGATCTGGATATTCATTGGGATGGGTAATAACATATTCAAGATCTTTTTCAGGAACCGTGTTCCATGTCCGACCCGGTGGTGAAGCCGGGACAGGTTCGGGGTTCACCTCAAGATCGTCAACACGCTGTTGGAGCTGTTGATTGGCCTCAAGGATCTGATCAATGCGCTCATCATTTAATGGGGGTTTGTCTGTAATGGCTTTCTCTGCTTTATTTAGAGTTTCCCCGGATGTTTCTGTCTCGTCTTTTTTTTCTAATTCGTCCGGCATATTTTATCCTTATTGTGGGGGAAGATCCTGGGAAGGCTGCTGTTCTCCGCCCGGTCCTCCCGCATTTTTAGATTGATCAATCAGTGACAAAAGAGCCTCCTTCCCGGGCCAATCCGAAACCGAGATCAGGAGCGCCAGAAGAGAAGGTGGCGGCGGCTGGCCCGTAGATTGTGTCAGGACACTGATTAACTGGAGGACTTGATTAAATTGTCTTTCCCTGTCCGACCCCAGAAGCGGGGTCACATCAACAACAGTATCGTAATGTGTTTTTAGAGCCCTCTCAATAAAGCTTACCGCTTCAGCTTGTTTGATGTTTAGCTTTTTTATACCATCAATCCCTAAAATGTCAAATACTTTCTCCGGAGGATAATACTGCTGGATAAAATCCATGGCATGACTTCCTAGAATTTTCTGGCTTCTGATCAGGGAATCGAACAAAGGCATCAGGATAGATGCTCCGGATTTCTGCAAGGTCTGTAGCGCCTTTCCCGACTGATCACCGGCTTGAGCGCGTCCCTGCATCGGATCATTGGCCCCGGAGGTTTTTTGAATCTGATCTTCCGCCAGATTCATCAACGACACAAACGACGTCGGAATATTCTGTCCCTGAATCTCCCTTGGCTCCCCGACAATAGGATTGAATTCAAACCAGAACCCAGGCTTTCCGGCTTCTGTGGACCACGTACTCAGTTGCTTTTGCGTCACGGAGCGCTTCGGAATCTTCCAACCGCCTTTCGCCATCGTATTAATCATGTGAAGCATCTGCGACCAACGCTTGTTCTTCTCACGCTGTGGGTCTTTCAGGGACCGCACAACCCCCATGACTTTTTCGTCAAAATGATACGCCTTTAAAGGGATGAAGGGATAGAGATTGTGATGATAAGGCGAGGGCCGGTCTTTGAGTACCTTCCAATACGTCACATGGGCGACCCGTGTATCCCGGACCACCCGGTCCACGATTTCCATGTCCGGAACGGGCGCAAACTCCTGGGCGGCCAGCCGCGCTAGTTGATCTCGCGCTTCATCGGCCTGGCGAAAACTCTCAAAACGCTGAATGCCCGACGGCGTGATCATATAGGAAACGGCTTTAGGCGTCTTGTACCAGAATTCCAGAATGCGGACCTTGCCCGCACGTTTGTCACGCCAATGCTTATCAACCGTATCTTCCCCCAGCTGATCGGCGGGCATATTCAACCAGTCTCCCGGACGGAACTCCTCCAGGGCCCTTGGATAGTGGAGCTTAACAATATCTTCGGAGATCCACTTCGCCAGGATGATATAATTGGCATCCTGCTTGTCGTAACGAACAGCATTATCATCCCAGAATATCGTGAGGGGGTGAAGGCGCTGGACGGAAAACTCTCCCAAGGGAGCCTTTGGGTCCATAAAGTTTGCGAACGCTCCGAGCCAGCCCATACCCGAGATCACCATATCGTGAAAGGCGTCACTGACATTGAAGGCAAGATCGGATTGATCGGCCGCAAAACGATAGGTCATGTTGGCGATCTGGGCGAACCGATCATCGTCAAGTCCCCTGGGCTTGTAAGTGATGCCAAGCCGTGATGCGCGTTCCTGTCCTGAAATGAGGTTGATCACAGGCAGGATGGAATTCATCACCAGCGCGGGACGGTTCTGTCTGATTAATTCATTTTTCCGACTCTGATCCCATTGGCCATAGCCTTCAACAAAAGAATAATCTTCCTTGGCCTCACGCCGCCAAATCTCAGAGGTTTTACGCGCCTGCTCAAAAAAGAATCGGAACTTATCAATACGCTCCTTCGGAACCTGCATCCCTCCCTGGGCTTGTCCCTGTTTTAACGGTAATTCAAGCGCCATCTAACACCCCATGTAAGCAAGTTCATCTAAAGGTCCGTTATCTTCCACAACTTTTTTAAACGGCGGATCGTGCTGAGGACAGCGAATATGGCCCTGCAAAGCCAACCCTAAGCCAATCACGCGATCATCTAGGCACCCGTACTGCGCCTCGGCCTTTCCTTTCGGATTAATGATGAATGTCCCCATCTCCTCAAGGGTCTCCCTGTCGGGGATATCTAAAACGTCTTCCCGAACACAGCGTGCAATTTCGTCAACCAGGATAGGCCGAGTGAGGGTGTTCGTATACCATCCCCACTTCCGGCTCTCTTTCTGACCCCACCGGTCAAACTTCTTCTCGGTATACAAATTAACATAATTGAAAGCCCTAAACTGCGCCATGACCGCGAATCCGTGATTGTTCATCTCAATAACAACCCAGGCCTCGTTACATTCTTCTGAAAGCTTCAGCGCCATTTTCCCCAACGCGTCCGGCTCCATCTTCCCGGCATAAATCGCGATGAGTTTTGGCCGTGTGCTCCGGCTCAGAACGGAGACGACAGAATTGTCCCCATGCTCAAGTCCCTCCGCGGCATCAATGCCGATGACATAGCCTTCGTTCTCTTTAATCTTATCCCAGAACAGCAGCTTGCCCCCCATCATGGACCGAAGCTCCACGGGGTCTAACGCCTTGTTCCTCATCTCCGCCAGTAGGTTACTGTCAAAAGCACAACGGCCCAAACCTGACACATAGTTCCCATCAAACCTGACATCTAACTCCCAAGGCTCCCTGTTGGCCGCCATCTTTTTCTTTTGGCGCTCTGTAATCCCCGGATTCTCGTGAATCTTGCCCGTCCATACGCGAAGATCTCTAGGGTCGCTAAGACGACCCGTGTTTTTAAGTATCTCCTTGTGAGTCCAGGTCAGACCAAGATATGGATCGGGCGTCATGGCCCCACGAATCACTAGGTCCTTTCCGGCTTCCACCCGGATGGTTGATTCAGAATACACCAGACGATCCACCTCTTCATCAAAACCAATGATCTGTTTCCCTGCCCCTCTAAATTTTCTGATCCCCGCATCGCTAGATTTAAACCCACATTCACTTCCGTTGAAAACCTTGGCAATTAAATCCGTTTTGTTGAAATCCCAGGCCGATGTATTCTCAGACCATTTCACCGCCAATTCAGGCATCTGGTCCTTAAACTTAGGTACAAGAATGTCTCTTACCATCGGAAAGGTTAAACCAACCAGCCAGGCATTCTGAGGGAGCGGATACATCTCATTCGTCAGCGGATTATACCCGAGCAGATGACAAATCACGATGAAAACAAGGGCATCTGTCTTCCCCCATCGATTCCCGGTGATCACCCACCCCTCATACCCATCGTATGCAATATATTCAGCTTGTTTTTGGTGAAAATAGAGACGGACAACCGTCCCCGGACAGCCCAGACAAGATCTTTCCTTACAAATATAAGAATGTAGACGCCAAGCATAACGCTGAAGATGGGTGATGGACTGAATCCACAACTCCAGCGTAGCCGAAGAAAAATCTGCCGCCCTCTCCTCAATCTGCTTCGGGTCCCATTTCTGTGTCAGATAAGGATTTTTCTTCGGATCGTTAATGGTTTTGGAAATTAAACGCAACTGCTTTGCTTTTATGCCAGGAGAAAAAACGTGATGGTCCTTCATGGTTTAAAAGTATCGCATGTTTCTAAACAAAGTCAAATAACGAAAAATTGGCGGTGCTGTCCTAATTTGGTTTTAGAAAATATTAATCCACCCAAGGATATGGCTTCTATCAATGAAACGATGGAAATAGAGGCTAGAATCAAGGGCCACAAGATAGATGTGCCTGCATCTAATGGCGCTAGATTACTTGGTCTAAAGTTGGGAAAAGCAATCAGCATCTTGAAAACTGAAAACCCAATAATATCTAAACAAGAGGTCCGCCAGAAACTTGAAGAAATAGGTTTCAATTTCAAAGAGAAGAGACCTGGGAGTGCTATTCATATGGCCTGGATAGGATTAAACAGAAAGGGGAATAAACAAGGCGGTAATAGCTAATTGGAGTGACGCCACAAGCTATTACCGCCTGCTAGAAACCTAACACTCTAACGGAGATTGAGAATGTTTACCACAATAGTGGCTAACGGTTTCGTTGTTATATTACCACGCCCGCCACCAATAATCAATATAAAAACGAGAGTACGTCTGGACCGCGCAAACGCAACCAGTTTATTAGGCACAGTGAATACGATTGACTCCAGTCTTGATAAGATTATCCTCCATCTCAACTGGGAAAGGGAAAGGTTAAGACCTAAAAGCCCGGAAGAATTACTATACTACTCTGATGATGAATGAAGGGTTTATTAGATTAATATTCAAACTGACCCATTACCGCCATTTTTACTAAAATAAATTTCAAATTAGGACAGCACCAAATTGGCGAAGGGATGGAATCGAACCCTCATAATTTTAAAAAAAAAATAAAAATATATTGGACATTGGACACAGGTGGTGAGGGATAGAGTCTCCAAGAAACCGGATGGGACCCAAAGGGGTTTTCGGTTTCCGTAACACGTTTAAAGGTATTTGTGTCAGAGTCCGATAATATTAAATTATGACAACTTTGGTATTTTTATAAGCTATTGATAATATTATGTTTATTATGAAGTGTCTTGATTATCAGTGATGATTTCGGAGTCGACCACCAGATGTTGTACCCGGGAGGATACAGTTTTGGTATTTCCTTTTTTGGGCTTATCGGTCCCAGAAAGAACCTGGACAAGAATAGCTATTTGGGACGGGGTGTCTTTTATAGTGGATCCGGGTATCCCGGCGTACGCCCCCAGTTTTCCCATAACTCTCTCGGAGGCAAAAGTCAGTGCCCATTTTGGGTCCAGTTTTCTCACTTTGTGAAAATCGAGCATCCAGTCTCTGGTGCTCAAATAAGTTTCCAGGTGTATGTTGACCAGGGTTCCGGCTAAATTTTTCAGGTCCAGCTTCTTTGAATTTTGTCCAATGGTTTTAAGATATTGTTGCAAAACAATCTCGTATTTGCCTTTTAGGGTATGTGGTCTTGGGACGAGTAACTCCTTATCCTTTATTCTAGCCAGGAGCATTCGGTTTTGCATTTCCTTTTTAGTTCTTGGCATAAGCGAAATATTATCACATTCAGGATAAAATAGTTTCAAAAAATCAATGTTTAGATAATTTCTCAGAGATAAACCCCATAACTACCCCATAACTACCCCATCCAATCTATTGATATTGTTATATTTAGGGTAGTTATAGTAGTATATAGTATGACATAAGTATATAATATAGAGTATATAGAGGGTATATGGAGGGTAAAGTATTCCCATTTTTAATCATTTGTTTTTTAAAATAGTTTCAAATCACCATTCTAACCACCCTAACCACCCTAACCACCCTAACCGCCCCCCATGTGCGATACCCGACCAGGTATC